GGTGTACTTGGTGACCTCGCTAAAGGCTTCGGTGCAGGGTTTGTAGGCACAGGCGAGATGGCCGCATTAGGTGCCGCTACATTACTAGATGAAGAAGCTGAACTTGCTGCGCGTAGCAAGATACAGGGTATCGCTGACGCCATAAAACCTAAAGGTGGCGATCAGGACGATCTAAGCTACAAGATTGGTAGTGTGTTTGGTTCTATTGCAGGCTTCGCTGCACCCATTGCAGGTATCGCGGCGGGTATTGGAGCCGCGCCCATATCTATTGGTGCTGCCGCTACCACGGGGATTGCCACAGGTGCAGGTGCCTTATTAGGTGTAGGAACCGCAGCAGGTGAAGCTAGTGAACGCGCCCGTGCAGCAGGTGCAACTCAAGAAGAACGTAACCGTGCAATACGTCAAGCCGCACCGTTTGGTCTTTTAGAAGTCGCACCACTAGGACGTTTCATGCGTTCGGTAGATGTCCCTGTGATTAACAGGTTGATGGATCAACTTGGTCCTGAAGTAGTCGAAACTATGGGGCAACGCATATCAAACGCTGCCGTTACAGGTGGCGCTGAAGCAGCACAAGAAGCTACTGCAGAGATTGTACAAAACTTAGCAGAGCGTGGATATAACCCAGAGCGGGCCATACTAGAAGGTACAGGCGAGTCCGCTGCGCTAGGCGGCGGCGCAGGTGCCACCATTCAATTCCTCGTAGACGCGTTTACTAACAGCCGTAAAGCAGGGGTAGACGGACCGCCACAAGAAGTAACACCTGAAGCCGCGCCTGAAGGGGGTATTGCAGGGTTGTTGCCTTCTCCTGCCGCAGTGCAACGTAGTGTAGGTCCGCAAGCGGTAGCAAAATTCCGTAGTTGGGAAGACGCAAACCCCGAAGAAGCGGCAAGATTAACTGACGCGGAACGTACAGCGAAAATCAAACAATACTACGACGAACTGTCTGTGAAACAACCTGAGAGTAGGTACATACCCAAGGGTTTACAATTAACAGGACCAGATGATCTTGGTATTCGATTAGATAGTGGCGAAGGACAAGCGGTTACTCGTGAACAAAGTATAGCTGCGCGTGAGAAAGCTGCAGATGTTGTGAAACGTGCTAGGGCGGAAATACGTAGTACAGGCGAAGTATCCTCAGAAACATTTGGAAAACTTAGAGAAGCCACACGTACGGGGGCTATACCGTTTGAAGAGACAGCCAGTATATTAGAAAATACACGCTTTGAACCTGCGTTGGACCTTATTGAAGGCACGGACTTACCCGCGGGGGTCGCGGCACCAGAAGTTAAAACCCAACCTGTGCAGGACAAAGCTAGGTTTGACGCTGCTGTAGCGAATGCCAAAAGCGGTATAGGCGCACTAGCAGGGCGTGAGAGTGCGTTAGCACAGGATGCCGCTAGAGAACGTGCAAAACAAGCCGCATTAGAACGTGATGACGTAGATGCGTTTGAGCAACCTGATTTGTTTGCTTTGGAATTAGAACAAGCGCGCCGTGATCCTAGAGGCCGTGCACTACAAAACATACCTACCCCTGAACCAGAAGTAACGCCGCAACCTACTACAGAACAAGAACGCGAGCTACTGCAACGTGATTTGTTCAATGCTGCGCAAGTTGGCACACAAGATGCTAGTGCAAATATAAGACGCGCTAGAGAAGTTGAACGTCAGAAACAGGAAGACATTGATGTAGACACTGAGCTTGGCCTGAGAGAAATGCAGGCACGGGTTACCGAACCTAAACGTAGACAGGAAGATCGGGAGCGCCCCGAACAGCTATCGTTCCGCGGCGACTTACGACAGCCTAAAACCATTACACGATCTACACTCACCATGAAAGACGCAGGGGAGCCATTAGATGCTAGACCAGTTGACACAGCAACAAGTGGAGTTGGCGTTCCGCCTGTTGGACCAAGCGGTGCAGACAGACCCACCGAAGCCACTCCTAGTGCCCCCGATGCTACGACACCTGACGGACGAGGAGTGGGACGCACTGTGCGAGGCGCTGGGAGAGCTGATGCATCAACGGAACCGCAGCCAACTACACTAACGGGACGCGAACGCCAAGGTCCAGATCGTCCAACAGGGCAAGTTATACCCGGCACAAAATATGAGGTTGACCCTAAAACGCTAAAGAGAACAGGAAAAACAACCTTTGTAAAAGACCCCACGTTAGCACCTAAACCCGTGAAAGAAACTACAAAACAGACGTTCGCTACACAGAAGGCCGATGCGGCTACCAAGAAACGTGCGGAAACAGCTAAGGCAAAAGAAGCTGATACAACACAAGCGGCAAAATTTGCAGAACAAGACGCAGATATACAACGCCAAGGTAAAGCAGATTCTGATAAGGATGCCCCTGCAGCGCCTATGACCGCTTCCGACAAAAACAAGATACTTAAGTTGATGGATGCCAAACGCACAAAAGCAAAAGGCTCACAGCTTGCGAACGCGGTACAAAAATACTTTAATCAGTTCCCTACATTTACGGCGGCGTTAGACGCTATAATATACGATGTAAGTATGCAAATCCCTAATAGAACACGTAACACACAAGAGTACAAAGACGATCCTGTGTTAGCCAAATTCTATACTTCGGATAAAGACAAAAACTTACCCTCTATGGGCAAGACCAGTGCGCGTAGGATTACTGATTGGTTAACGTCTAAAGATACAGGTATGTCCGCGGACCTACAAAACTACGTTAAGTCAGAGTTACAACAAGGAAGTCAGGCACGCGCTGCACAGGCTAATTACAATGCTAAAGATAGAGTGGCTGAAGCACGGTCTAGGCTAACTCCTGAAGAATTAGCGGAACTAGAAATTATCAGTGCAAAAGACTTACAGCTTCCCGCCGAGCTGGTGATAGACACACCGATACGTCCGTCTGTAAAAGATGCTATCAACAAAGGTAACTTGGTAGACGCGCTGAACGCATTGCGGTTCACTACCCCGTCGAAAGATATAGCGTTGCTATCCAAGCGCCTTGCGGAAACTTTGGGTGACACCAAGATTGTAGCTAGAAAAAACCTGCGTGCGGAAGATGGCGCTCCGGTAGCTGGTTACTTCGACCCTGCTGATAACACGATATACCTAGACAAAGACACAGGGTTTACCGGGCACGCGTTATTGCACGAAGCGTTACACGCGGCTACGTCTGGGATCATCGCAAACAAATCGCATCCGTTGACTAAAAAGCTGAACAGGTTGTTTGAAGAAACCAAGGAACAACTAGCTGACGAATACGGACTGACCACGATGGACGAGTTCGTTGCAGAAGCGCTGTCCAACCCTGAGTTCCAAACACAACTGAAGTTGACTACAATCAAAGGACGTAATCCGTGGCAGCAGATGGTACGAGCCATCTCTAATTTTGTTAGGACATTGCTTGGACGTTCAACGATACCGGACAACTCTGCGTATCAAGCAATCGACAAACTTGTGCAAGAAATGATCGCCGTAGACTACGATGGCCGCGCAGCTACTAAGATGTATCTGAAGATAAAAACACCTGCAGGTGCGGCACAAGCCATCAACGAGCTAGGCGCAAAGGTTATAAAGGCAGACAAAAACTTCTACGATCAAGCCAAAGAGTTAATAGGCTCCAATACACCGATGTTGGTCAAGAAGATGTTCCTGAATTTGCAGCCTGTAAACATCTTAGGTCAATTAGCCGAGTCCAAAATACCCATGGCTCCACAGCTAAACAACATCATCAACGGTATGAGTTCCGCGTTACGGGAGCGTAACGAACGGCTTGACCCTATTGTAGCGGACCTACGCAAGTTCAAGAAAGATAACCTTGAAAAATTCAACACGTTGCAAGCCTTGGTGCCGAACGCAACATACGAACGTATTGACCCCAGACAGGCTGACTTTAATAAAGCCTACGGACGTGACAAAAACGCGGAAGGGTATAACGAAAAAGAAGCCCGAGCGATCCATGCAGACTTACATAAAAAGTGGAAGAGTTTAGGTAAAGAGGGTCAAAATCTATACGCGGTGGTCACCAACACATTCGAGGCGAGTACCGATGAAGTTATGAAGTCGATAGATGAAAACCTTGCGGCTACTATCAAAGACGCAGCCATACGTAAGAAAGCCATAGATAAACTAGCGAAGTTATTAAACATGGACCGTGGGGTTATCAAACCGTTCGCTCCGTTGACCCGTCAAGGTAACTTCCGTCTAGCATACAACACCATAGACCCAAAGACAGGTAAGGTAGAACGTTTTGTAGAATACTTTAAGTCTGAGCGGCTGCGGGAAAAAGCTAAACGCAACCTCAAAGAATACAACGATGGGGTTTTGGCTAAACTCCCACAAGGCGATAAGCGCCGTGCGTATATACTAAAAGATTGGGAAGAAGGTACGTCTAGTACCGTGGCTAGTTTCTCGCAAGCCCCGCCCGATTCTTTTGTATTCAACGTGTTGCAGACGTTAAAGGCGAACAATGTAGACGCCACCACCATCGACAGCATTGCTGCATTGGCTTTGGATATGATGCCCGAGCGTTCGTTTATGCAGTCGTTCCGCAAACGTGGAGATGTACGTGGTTTCTTGGGCGACAAGACCCCCACAGGGATGGCCGAGGAAGCCTTTGATCTTGTAGACATGGTGCAGAACAAAGGGCGTGACTACAACCGCCAGATCGTGCAGATGCAATTCGGTGCTAAGATACAGGGCTTTAAGAACGAACTCCGCGAGTTTGCCCCTGCAGAAAAGACATCCACAGATGTAGGTTTGTTCCGAGATAAACTTGAGCAAATAGCAAACTTTGCGCAGCGCCCTACAGTACCCCGTTGGTCGCAAGTTGCCACCTCTGCAGGTTATGGTTGGACTATGGGCTTCAACTTGTCCTCCGCGGCTATCACCACATTCGATGTGTTTATGAGTACCGCCCCACGGTTGATGGGTAAATACGGTGACAAAGCTGCTATGAAGGCAATGGGTTCAGCAAGCGCGATCCTTGCGCGTAGCCCAAAAGAAAAGATGGTGCAGGTCATGGGGCCGAATGGCAAGATGACTAATCGCAAAGTCAACACGGGTGTAGCTGGGTTCTCCATAGCAAACTATGACTTCGACGCAGCGGACTTACCAAAAGAACTGCGAGACATAGAGGTACTGGCAGAGGTAGCTACTGAAAACGCACAGATAAACCAGACGCTGAACCAAGAGCAGCTTGACATGGGTAACACCAAAGATGTCATGGAAAAGATAAACTCATGGAACAGCTTCTTGTTTCACCATGCAGAGCGTTACAACCGTGAAGTTGCTATGACAGCTACCTATATGTTGGAACTGCAGCGTATGCGGGACAAGAAAGGTAGCGAGCTTACCGTAGATGAAAAACGTCAAGCAGCCATGACTGCGGTGACAGAGACAGAGTTTACCCTTGGTGCTACTGCTTCTGCGGGGCGTCCAGTTTATGCACAGTCGGGTATCGGCAACATGGCCATGTTGTTTAAGCGGTTCGCTATCAGTAAATACTACATGATGGCGCGTATGACAGACGAGGCGTTTAAGACCGCCAAGACAGAAGACGATAAAGTTAATCGTCGTATCGCACAGAAGCAGTTAGGTCGCTTCCTTGTATCTACAGGGTTGTTCGCAGGTGTAGCGGGTATGCCGTTGATGGGTGCGTTGGGTCAGATATACGACTTGTTTGTAGATGATGACGAAGATGATTTCGACGCAATGCTCCGTAAGACTGTAGGCGAAGGTTTGTACAAAGGTGTTATAAACGAAGCCTTGGGTGTAGAGGTTGCAAGCCGTATCAGTCTTAACAGCCTGTTGTATCGCCCACCGATCATTGAGAAAGACCAATCACAATTCTTTACTTTGATTGAGCAGCTAGGTGGCCCAATCGTAGGTATCGGGTTGAGCATTGAACGGGGTGTAGGCTTGGTGCAAGAAGGCGAAATACTTAAAGGCACAGAAGCAATCCTACCTGCAGCGGCGAGAAACATAATCAAAGGCGGTAAACAGGCTGCAACAGGTGAAGTCGAAACACGTAGAGGTGACGCCGTAGTAGAAGATATTGGGGCGATGCAGATACTCGGACAGTTTGCCGGGTTTGCGAACGCTGATGTCATAAAAACTTATGAGGTAAACAAGAACGAACGGCGGAAGAATGACCACTTGCGTACCACGCGCACACGTTTGTTACGCGCTGCAAATATCGCCGCTGCTAATGGTGATGCCTCTGGATACCGTGAAGCGTTGAAGAAAATACGAGACTACAACCGTGAGTTACCTAGAAGTGCACGTAGCAAAAACTTAATCATGCCTGATACAATCAAGAAGTCACGAAGAGCGTTCGATACACGTACTAAGAAGATGGTGGGTGGTATTGAATACACGCCGTTTATGCTACGTAGCTTGGACGAATACGATCAGGGAATACAACTCTTCAACTAAAAATCCCCCGCACAGTGGCGGGGGTAGTGGGAGGAGAACGACAAGAAATCTAGCTTGTCTCCTAACACGTATCACACAGTTCGCCACATGCGAACCCCAAACATATTATTTTCTATTCGTACACGTAACTCAACGCTCCAATTTTTGCGCGTTGCTACTTCAATGAGCTGTTTCTTAGCGGCGACATTGTTTACGCAAGGTACAAAAACAGATGCCCCAACCACCATAGCGTCCCAATCAACGATGATTTTTACTTGATCTGGCGCTAAATCATCAATCCTCAGTGGCTTCTGGTACACCGCTAAAACCTTTTAATTCTACCGCTATAACGCGTATTGGTGGAAGGTTGAAGTTAGTGCCTTTAGATAATCGCATCTGTTTACGTGTAGCACCCATTTCTTTCTGCATCCCCTCTAGCGCACTGGTGTAGTCTAACTTCTGTTCGCCAAGCCACTTCTTGAACGGTTTAGGTACAATATATAACATGTTTGTATCTGTCTCATACCGTGCGACCAAAGAACCTCTTGGGTTTTGGTCAGGTATAACCATGGGCGTGATACCTTCAGCAGATTGTGCAGTATCGGTGCTTTTAATCTTCAGTATGCTGCCCCAATGCTCAGTGGTAAATTCTGTAACCAATGTTTGAACAGACGCCGCGCTATCCTCCACAAACGCCCTTACACGCACTAGCTGCCCAACTACCCACTTAAATAGTTTTTTCATGTCGTAGTCTACTATACCCGCACGTTTAGCGGCTAGCGCCCCGACTAATATTGCGGAACAACCACCAGACCAGAAACGGTTTTTCTGATTTAATCCTGCGGCCTTATCTAATTTAGCTTTTATTTTTTCATAGTCTGCGGTCAACGCAAGTTTGTTTTCAATCACATACTGCACAAATTCTGGCCCGTAATGTCCGTAGTTATTTTGAATATCTGTAAACAATTTAGCAGACACAAGAGGGTCCACATCCACCATTGGTATCTCGTCTACACGTAATTCTAACAACCGTTGCATCTCCGCTTTGGTGTCACCCTTCGCCATAGCCATCTGTGCATACATACTTACATTACCAGAAGACAACGCTATCAACCGCCACGGTCTACCCCTAACACGTTCGTAGTTACCGCCACCTGCCATCCGGTTCTTCTGCGTTCCTTCTGATAGTTGGTACGCGTAATCTGATGCTTGCCTGCCAGTGATGTTTGTCATCTCGTCTGTATTCAGCCCAAGATTGTGCATCACTTCAGCAAAGTTCATGCGGGAGTTTGGCGTATCCCCTTTAGTCCCTGTAAGCCCACGCGGTTCGCCCCATATGGCTGTACCAGTATACATAGCGGTTGTTTTACCGCCCCCTGTTTCCCCAAACAAATGAACGCCTAGACTGTACAAACCTGTTAAAGGCATAAGTATTGTGCCAAACCCTGCACATACAGTAAACTGTTGTAACTCCATACCGTCTTGGTTGTAGAAGTCTAATATTTCTTTATGTCGTTCTTTTGTGCCTCTAGGCTTAAACTTGGCTATGTGCCCCGCAGTCTTGCTAGACGGTGGGTTGTATTCTACGCCATGCGCGGTAATCAGTTGGTCGCCTAACACAAATTCATCCATACTCTCGTCATCAACCCACCCGAATTGTTGGTGCGCCTCACTAGCCGCAGTAGTCTGCTGTAATTCCTTAATCCATGCCGCCGTGTATGCCATGAGTTTGTCTACGTCCTTCCCGTAAGTAACTATGCCTTTCATAGACATATGTTTGCGAAACTCTTCTCTTGAAGTCACAGAGGATAGCGGCACAACAAAATCACGTACCCCGTCCCTTGGTAAGTGCAGTGCAAATGCTATGACTTCCCCAAGTTCCACATCATGTAACCTACGGGTAACATAAAAATCGTCTTGGTATACACAGATTTCTTCGGGTTCATCGTTATCGTTCACGCTGCGTAAATACACACCCCCATACTGCCCTCTAAAATAAGGCGCAGGGAACGTAGGTATAGTTACTTGTATTGCGCTATCCCCATCTATTTCCTCTATGATATTGTCTTCTGGCGTGGCTTCTTTGATTTCTTTTGTAAGCACCGCGGGTGTTGTGATCTTACCCTTGTTGGGGCAACCTTCGCACCCGTCAGGGTTCAGCCGTTCTATCGTGCTACAGAAGTGTGGACCGCCTGTATCTTCCATCTTCTTTAGTGTGCCCTGCACATTGTAATCTTCGTGCTGCGCAGACATAATATGGGCTGCTTCTGCCCCGTCCTCGCACACGTTGGCTATTGATAACCCCGCTCGCCATAAATCGTGCGATACGCTGCCTTGATGTTTTATTATGTGTTTGATCTGCTTGCAGCCTGTGCCGTTCTTAGTTTTCAACAACAGACGCTTAAAGCTACCTTTATAGTTTTTGTACATCGCGTCTTTAAACGCGCTAACCGCAGATGTCTCGCGTTTCTTGGGTACTGGTATCGGATCATCGCCCAACAGCACAGCAAACGCGTCAAAATCTACAATATCAAAATCTTCTATCCCATAAAATTCTACAGGTAGGGGGTCACCGTACTTGTGATTGTGAGTGCTTGGCACACGTAAAATACTAGCGGCATCAGACGTACGGGACGGGTCAGCCGCAAACCCCTGTTCGTCACATAGCCTCTTTAATCGTTCCGCTACGGGCCACCAATCTTCCCTGCACACAGGCTCAGACAATATCCAGTACACATGTACACCACGCCCTGAGTTTATAAGTGTAGGGGTAGGCAGGTTGTTGTTTTCACAGAAGGTACGTAGCTCGTCTATGGCTACGGCTTGTGACGGAAATTCTTTATCGGGGCCACAATCCAAATCTAAGAAAAACGACTTCATCCATTGCATGTTGTTGGCAGTACGCGAACTACCGTCAAAGAATGTGCCTAACGCAAAGAAGGCGTTCCACCCCCCGTCATTTAGGTCACGCGCTTTCTGTAAGGCTTCATCTATGGAAGAATAAAAGGATTGTTGTATACGTTCATTAGGCTTCACGCCTTTGTTGGCCCACACGCAATATTCCCCTTCGTGCGCTAGAACCAACTCCAAAAACCGTTTTGTTTTCATTGCTACCACTCATACCATAAGAGTAACCACGGCTACCGTAGTAACCGTGGTGGTTTGTTTTAATCTTCGTCATCGTCGGCAAGCATGTCACCTACAAGATCGTTTAATTCCCCGCTTGATTTGGGGTTTGCCGCTGCTTTTTTCGCAGTCTTTTTAATTGGTTCGTCGTCAAACCCGTCATCATCGTCATCTGATTTTTCTGCCAACACGTTGTTAGACTTAGGTTTTTCTTTGAACGGATTAGCATTGTCTTTGACAAACCCACCTTCAACTTTGGTAAAGGGATTGACACGCTCCATTGGAACGTACTTGGTAACCTGCACGGCGTTCAAACGTAGTGACACGCTTTGGTTTCCCCCAAAGTCATATGGCACCAACTTCACGGCGATGTTAACCGTACTGCCAGTAGTCAACTGGAAGTCTTGTTCTAACATATCACCCTGTGAATCGTATTGTGCAGGATGGTCAGTGACCTTACCGTTATACTCACCCTTCAATGTGGCTTTGTGCGTATACGTACCGTTGTCGTCCTTAACGAATGGGTTGGCTAATTCTTCTGCCCATTTATCTTCACGGTTTGCCATATAACTTGCGTTCATGGCTTTGAACAAAGCTCTTGCCGTAGCACGTTCCATACGAAACTGGATAGAAAACTCTGAGTTTTTATCGCGGGGGCCACAGGGCATACTGCGGTTGGCCTTTTTATCAAACGCATAGGTTTGATCTATGCGCGGCCATAAGGCTTCAACGCCTTCAATAATATATGTGTCTGCCAATGTCGTTCTCCTTTTTGGCTTATACGTCTACGTCAGCATCAAAATTAAATTCTAGCTGTTCTTCTGCAGGCTCGTTGCGTATTTCGGCCCGTTCTTCTTCCTTGGCTTTGCCTGTTAAGGCTTCAGTCACAGAAGTTTTGTTAAATCGGTATGTGTTACCGATCTTAATGTACGTGGATTTGGGGATGTGCCCCTGTCTTACCCACGCACGGATAGTAGAAATGGATACCGCAAAATGCTTCGCCAAATCCTCTATTTGTACAAATGGTTCTGCCATTATTTTTTCCTTACTGATATGACATATTCGGTGTCTACGTTCATGCCTTTGGGCATAACGTCTGGGTTCTCCTCCAAAAACTGCTTGATGTTCGTCTGGTTCAACCGTTTGTCTAGGAACTCAGGTACATCATGTTCTTTTATAAAACTGTACATCTGTTCCCAATCGCTAGTCCAATACTTGGTTTTGCTAGATCGAAAAAACAAACCTTCAGAGGTTCTAACACTTTCGACATTGTGGCTGTCACAATAATCCAAAAGCGCGTTCTTCAAGATTTCCTGTTGGCGCACCAACACTCCATCCTCTTCTTTGTATTGTGCAGATAACGCTGCTCGTTTTGCCCTTAATTTTATATAGGCTTTAGTCAGTTTATCTGCAGGTATGTCGGACGTGTCCTCCATATGCGTTCTCCTAGTTAACGAGAATTACACTCTAGTTACTAAATGTAGCCTAGTCAAGTAATTCTTTGTAAAGATCGATCATTTTTGTGTGTACGTCTATTCTGTTATTTAATAATGAATAAATACGCTTTTCCACGGCAGAACCTTGTAGCTGTACGACTGTACAACGGTGCTTCTGACCTGACCTATGAACCCTAGCGTTAGCTTGGGCGTATGTTTCTAGTGAAGACGTTGGCCCCCACCACACTACAGTATTGGCTGCTGTTAACGTAACACCATGTGCTGCCGACTGCGGTTGGATGACTAGCACCCTTGGATCGGGGGTGTTCTGGAACCGTTTAAATATATCGGTCCGCTTGGCTACGGGTACATCTCCCCGTATCACCTCCGTAGATATCCCGTCATTACGCAACTTATCTGTCAGTATGTCAATGGTGTGTTTGAACGGTACAAATATTAATACCTTTTGGCTGCTCTCGTCTACGACTTCTTTCAGCACTTTATACCTGTGCTTGATGTCGAACTCTAACGTGTCACCTTCGTCGGTGTATACCGCCCCTGCAGATATTTGCAGTAGTTTGTTCATAATGATAGCCGCGTTCATTGCGGTCACTTCATCATCACCCACCGCCATGGTCATGCTTTTCTTGAGTGTGTTGTAATATTTCTTTTGTTGTCGCGTAAGCTCAACGTGTCGGTTCGTGTACGTCATGTCGGGTAGATCAAGACATTCTTCTTTGGTAAACCGCACAGCAGGTTGTAAGATGTTAAACACAAGGTCAGATGCAGTAGGTTTGACCACCCATCTAAACTGCGTAATCTTTGTCATAACCATATCGCGGAAAGAACCGTAAAACCTTGGCACAGATTGGGGGTCTATAAGTTTCGCTAAACCGTACGCGTCTAATGGCGACTGCGCGGCAGGTGTACCTGTCATCATCCACAGCCAAGTATTGTCACCCACTAGCTTGTTCAGCACCTTCCATCGTTTGGACTGCGCGTTCTTGTAGTGCGTAGCTTCGTCAACAATAATCAGGTCGAACCCACCGTTAGCGATTGCATCTGACACAATCTCTACACCGTCGTAGTTTATTATGACAAACTCAGAACCTTGCTGGATGATCTCGCGGCGTTTCTTTGATGCACCATGAGCTATCGACACGCTGCGGTGCGGGGCAAAGGTAAATAAGTCTTCGCGCCACGCGCTATCCATAATTGACAGAGGGCACACAACTAACACGCGACTAACCTTGCCTTGTTTCATAAGGTAATCAGCAGCCCAGATAGAAGAAGCAGTTTTACCTGTGCCCTGTTCATTAAAACAAAACGCCTTCTGGTTCATAGTAAGAAAAGCCGCGGTCTTCTTCTGGTGGTCGAATGGTGCGTGTCTGCCCGTCCATGTATACCTACCGTTGATTGGGGAGGGCACGTTTATATTTAGCTTGCGTAGGGTATGCGCTTCGTCGATACCCCACTTGACCAAGACTTCGTTATCTTGCACCGTCTTGCTTTTTGGTATCGTCTCAGTGACACGTTTTGGGTTACGCAGCTTGAGCAGCAGCGCCTTACCATCTACTATTCGCATGTGTTCTCCTTTCGGGCAGATGCCCGAATTATTTTTTGTAGTTCCGTGCGCGGTTCTTGCTGCGGCTTTCGATTTTTACACCGTCTTTATTAGAACCACCCTTCGACAAGGCTTTCTTGTGGCTAATGTCTTTGCCTTCACGTTTATCAGCTTTACCGTTCTTGTTAGCATCTTTACTGGTGCGATCCATCTTACGGCGGGCACGCTGACGTTCCATCCTAGCTTCAAAGGCTTTGCTCCCGACAGGTTTGTTCTTTTGTTTTGGGCGGTCTTTGGGGTTTTTGTATGGCATTAGTTGGCTCCGTTATGGACACATTCAATAATAGGACAGTATCGCTTACACAATCCGTTGGGTCGTGCGTTCCACATGTCTTCTTTTGCTGCGGTTTCCATCTGCCCGTACTTACCGAGCCACTTCTCCCACAGCTTAGACTTATCATACTCCATGTAAGTATCTTTTACCAAGTCATTACATACCACAAACAAGAGTGCAGCGCGTACCTTTTTAATTTGCGGATACCGCGCCATTAGTGCAAGGGCCATCAACTCTAACTGTCCTTTGTCTGCATACTTGGAAGATTTACCTGTCTTGTAATCTACCACAATGGCTATTTCATCATCTAGTATTACTAGGTCAGCAACACCGCGAAACCAAACATCAGAGGCGTAGAAACTACAAGCCTCTAGGTTCTCCGTCAGACCCATTTTTATTTCACACAGTTTTTCACCGCGACTGTTCTTTAAAGATGTTAGGGCTTTCTTTGCATAGCTGAACTTTGCGGGCACAGGTGTATCTTTACCAATGAAGTCTTCGGCCATTTTGTGGAACTCGTTACCGTACAAGATGGCTTCGGTCTGCACAAACGGCACCTCTTTCAAGATGTGTTTGTGGTAATACTGCTTCGGGCATTGCTCAAAGTCTTTGATCTTACTGAACGACCACGGCCATACTTTTGTCACTCACACTCTCCATATGATTTGCCTGTTCCGCTCTCACATGTGATCGGTAATCCATCAGCCCACTTAGGTGCTTGGCTCATACATTCCTCGACATATGCTTGCGCCTCGCCTAACTCCTCGTCGGCAACACAGGCCACAATACTGTCATGTACAGTTAGCACAACTTTGTATCGCTTCGCAATGAGTAACATTTGGTGTCCTATGATACAACGTGCAATAGCTTGGCATACGTTCTCCACCACCTTACCACCGTATATACGTTTCGGACCTCTGCGTGTTTTGTACGTGTACTCATACCCACGTTCACCTTTTTCTCCTGCCAACCCGTTGTAGAACATAGGTAGGCCAGAAGGTAGAATGATTGCGCTACGACCTGCGTTTACCTGCAATACGCCCTTGCGCCCAAATTCTACGGTATCCCCCCGTTCCATGTGGTGTACCATGTTGTTCGCATCAGTCCATAATTGACTAATTGCGCCGTTGGCATCGCGGTATACTTGTATGATCCGCCGTGCTTCTTCTAACTCTATGTAGACCCCCATACCCTGTAATTGTGCTTGGAACTTAATCGCACCCATGCCGTAACCTGCGCCGAGAATTGTGGTCTTGCCCACAAACCTCTGGTCTTTACTTACCCTATCCACTGGCACGTTATATATGGTGGACGCCATGTATTTGTACACATCTTCACCATCAGCGAACTGCTTGGTTAGATCATCCTGTTCCGCAAGCCACGCCAACACACGCGCTTCAATCTGTGAACTGTCGCAGTCTATCAGAGAATGTCCTTCGGGTGCGATAATGCTACCCTTTAACTTCTTACCGTTTGGTCCACGACTAGGTAGGTTTTGTAGGTTGATCTTATCGTCGCCACCCCATCGTCCAGTATGCGCCGCATAATATCTTACAGGGACAGGCAGAAGCCCGCGGGCCGATATGTCTATAAACCGTTGGGTACGTGTTTCTTCTAGCGTAGATTTACTACCTAGACGCGCCGCCACTAACGCTTGCACACGATCATCCTCATGTTCTAACAAATGTTTGAACTCTTCATCATTCTTGGCGAACGCAAATGTTTCTTTTTCTGTAGTGGGGCTAATCTTCATAGGGGGCTTGACCCCAAACCCTTTCAACAACTCCGCGAACTTCGGGTTGGACATAAGGTCTTTCTTATCTTCTACCCCTGCATCAGCTAACAGTTTGGTTTTACGGTCCTTCACGTCTTGTAGATGCGACTGCAACAAGTCACGGTCTAAATCCAAGGTGGGTTCAGTAAACATCCGCAGAGTGGCATCTATCAAACGTAACTCTTGTTTGGGGAACCGTCGAACCATCCTACTAAAAAGTTTATAGGTTAGCTCAACGTCATTAATACAATAGTCCCCGTACTCTGCTAAGTCTTCGGGTTCAAAATCTTCACGTTTTTTTCCAATGGCTCGTATGACCTCTGTGCCTTTAGTGCCGAGGTTGTACTTTTCAGATAACGCAGCGAGACTTGCGCGAGCTTCAGTCCCATGTAAGGCACGGGCAATACACAAAGTATCGGTATACACGCGAGGACGAATACCAAAACACCAATTAAGAATGGCACCATCAAACATAGTGTTATGGCAAAGTACCATAGCTTTACCCCAATCGAACGACTTGAAGTATCTGTCCAGTTGTTTCTTCGTGCCACTAGCCCACTCCGTTTCTTCATTGTTTACTTTAGTAGCCACGCCGATCACCTCAAAACGAGGATCACGGACGTAGGCTTCTGTTGTTAACTTAGACAGAGAATAATCCCTGTCATAGTATGTTTCAAAGTCTAGTGTTATAAGGTCCATCAGCCCTTACTCACTATCTCGCCACCACATGACATATAACCACATGCGTCTACCCAGTTGTCTGGATGTGACGGGTTAGACTTTATACGTGCAATTTTAAGCAACGTCATCATAACAGCTACATCGGTGGCACTTATGTTCATGCCTAGATGCACAGACCAATACTTACCTATGGTTTTAAAGTTATCTTCCATATTCCCATGGTCAGCCGCACGATCTTTGGTCACATATTCTTTGGCGGTATCTAACACCTGCCCACGCGTGACCTTACGCGCTTCCTTTTCAAACACTTCGTCTGGTGTGCCGATCTTTTTTAGAAGTTTATAGACGTACCCATAAGATGTGTTAGTCGCGTCTGCTATTTCCCTAGCTTTCGCTGTAGGATGTTTTATCTTGTACGCCCATATCTTATCCGCGTACGGTGATCCTTTTTTAGCCATGCCGTTCTCCTATCTTGGCAAATCATATTTTCTTTTCATGTTGGATGCTGCTTTCGGACTTATGCCCATTATTTCTGCGGCATCTTTCAGCGTCATCTTGCGCTGCAACATGCGGTTCAACACTTCAGCTTCTTTTGTTAATTTTAATTTGTTCTCCTCCTTTTTGGGTCTGCCACCTTTGGCACCGTTCTCTCTATTCACGGTGTTGTTTGTATATCGGTTGTTTACAATTAGCCGAGGGTTTTCTTTTCTGTCTTTTTTAACCTGTTGTTCCCACGCCTGCCGATACAGCTCCTCATATTTTACACGTTCGTACTCGTTCATATTTTTATACCATAGTCACGCAGCGTCTTAACGTAGTTATCAAGCTCCTCACGCGCAGCCCAAAGCTCCTGTTTTACGCGAGGCCGCGCATCTGCACGGTGCTGTTCATCTTGTAAGTTATCAACCTGTCGCTTCAACCATTTTAGGTTGGCTTCTTGAAACGTAGATAGCTGCTCGTCACCCATAGGTTCCTCCATTGTTAAAGTGGTGCCCTGTGTGGTGCACAGGGGCTAACCGTAACGCGGTTTCTTCGGTACGATCACAGACGCAATGAACAATCATGGAGGGCGCTGCTCGTACTGCTGTGGTTTTCGCGGGACAATATCCATAAACCCGCAACCCACTCACAGCTTGGGTTAGTCGTACAAAGCTACGGACCATGCACGTAGCACGTTTGCTACATTGCCCATGCTTTCCTCGTTAATTACTAGATCAAGACCCCCCGCATCATTAATTTCTTCTAGGTTCTTCTCTTGCAGCGGTGTGGGTTTGTTATTCCCCGCCTTGCATTCTATCCCAAAGAATAATCCTTCATAACATCCTACGATGTCAGGTACACCGCTACGTCCATAACCACCTGTTACAGGGTAGAAGTAGTAAGCACGTAATTCCTTTAATTGTTCCACCACTTTCTTTTTAACTTTTGCTTCGGGTGTCATTATCGTCCTCCATTGATACCAGTAGCGAGGAGCCATGACCCCTCGCCGTTTCGGGCAACTGCCCGAATTTATTTGTAGACCCAATAAGTATATGGCCCTAGTCTGCTACCCACCCCATCCACATCATTGAGAGGAGGTGGCACGTCCAACATCATAAGCACAGACAATCTGTCCTGCACCCATAACGGTAGATCGTCTACAGACATATAATAGCCTTTTAAGTCTGCGTCAACACAATTCATACCTATACATGCCACTTGGACAGTTTTGGTGGTATGGTGTATCTGTATGTTGTAAGTGATGTCATTGGTTGGTGTCACAGTGTAACACCTCACACGTAGAGGTAAAACGTATGGGCATTTACTTTATACCCCACACCCTCTACGAAGTGACCATCCTCACACATACTCATAGCAGCGCACTTGTGTTGCATATCTTCCGACATCTCGT